TAATTGATCCTCCAATACTCACAGTTGCAGTTGCTGCAGCACCAACACCTGAAGGAGGACTATCAATTCTTACTGTAGGTACTGTTTTATAATTGTAACCATCTTCAATTAATTTTATGGTCTTGACATATCCACTATTTGGTCTTAAAGTGGCAGAAGCAGTCGCTTGTGCGCCAGAAGCAAATAAAGTGAGAGATCTAATATATCCATAGTCTTCAAGAGAACTATCAATTACATCATTAGATGTAGCAATGACTGCTCTATCACTATATTCAAATAGTTCACATTTTAATTCATAAACATATGTTTTTCCTAATTGGTAAAAAGGTTGCTCATGTTCGACAAACTTAATTTCAAATATTCTTCCACCAAGAGGAAAATAAATTAAATCCCCTTCTCTTGGTCTCAATGATGTAGTATTTTCGTCATCAGGAATTTCTTCTAAAAATGGAGAAATAAAATCTTCAAATCTTTCTTTGGATATAATTAAAGTAACCTCGTCCTTTAACTGCATTCCAAATTTACTTAATATATCACCACTTCCACTGTAACCATCAAAATTACTGAGATACGCTTCAATCATATACTGATCTGTAAACTTAGAAGAACTTACTTCTTCCATTACAGTCTCTCTTCTCACCATCCTTTGTGGTAAATAAGCAACTTCCAATCCATACATGGAAAGTTGTTCATTAATTAAAGATTGTATAAGTCTCTGCTCAGATTCTGAACCGTGCAGGAAAAAAGGATTTAGTGCCATAATTAACCTATGAAGTCATATGGTGGTAGTTCATATTCTGATGCCATTCTTTGTTGTAAGTTTGTCAATTCTCTTTCGGCATCATCAAATATTTCTCTTCCATTCAATTCTACACCACCAGGAAGTTTTACTCCTCTAAACTTCAATAGATTTTGTCCCCATTGTCTTTTAATTAAAGCAGTCAAATATTTTTTAATAAAACTATCATTATATATTTGAGTAAATGATGCAGGATCTAGTGCTCTATAACAATCTAAAATAATAAAATCGTCTGCTTCCTGAGATCCCCAATCAATGTCGAGATATAATCTATCTTGCCTCTTATTAAATCTTACTTGCTTATCAGTAGTCAGCATGTGATCGATATCTTCAAGATATCTTTTTGTCATAGAATATTGAAGCAATTCTACAGAGTTAAAGTAATATAAATCATTCAAAAATAACTGATATTTGATACTAAACATTCCACCTGAAATAGAACTAGTATCAAACTTAAATATTCTTTCAATCCCAATGACAGAATCTGGGACTTGAATAAAATTGGAATTTTCGTAAAAATTTGATGTAAAAGATCCAGCACCAGTATCTACAGAAGTTGCTGTGGTTGTTACAATACCAACTCCAGATGTTCCATCTACTGAGGTATCTCCTGCAACTTTTACACCTCTTCCTCTATCAATATCATCCTGAGATATCTTATATTTAAGATACATTCTCTCAACGCCATCAAAATGACGCTCATTAAAAAACTGAATAGCATCATCAACTAAATCATCTAGTTGGTCATCATCTACATTTATTTCTAAGACAGGATAACCAAGTCTTCGTAAACAATAATCTATTAATCCTTGTCTGGTCGATGGTTTTGCCATAGTTTACTACCTTGTTATTGTCTTAGAAACTATTACGGACCCTTGCAAAACCCTGGTCTTTGTACTATCTGCCGTTTTTGTCAAAACAATATCATAAACATATCTACCAGGTTTTAAATCGGCAGTATCTGAAGGATCTAAAGATATTGTAAGTTCTCCATTCGCAGGAGTCAAAGCAGTAGTAGCAAAACTAACTGCAGTACTACTATTTGGATGCTTTCTTATTTGTGAAGCATAAGAATATTCTGACAAATTTAAACTAGCACCTTCATCGTCAGTTAACGTAAAAGTTTGTGAAAAATTTGTCGAGGTATTTATTGATAAATTCAGTGCAAATGGTGCTGCCATTTATCCTTACTTTAACTTCTTTATCTATTTATGTTTATATAGAAGACATGACTTCTTGTTGTTTAAGATACAACTTTACATAAGATTTTGCAACTTGTCTAAGAGTTCTTAAGCACTCTATATCATCAATTTCATTGGAAAGTTTTTGATACTCAAAACTCTTTGATAAATTATCTAGTTTTATATCATTTGGATCCATTAATTAACTCCTTTAGTAGGGATTTGATTTCATTAACATCACTCTTTAATTGTTCAATTTCTTTTTTTGAATTTTTTCTATTATAAGAATTTGAAAGATACTGTTGATATCCATCAGTATCTTTATTAATAATTGCACCGGTATCCATATCTCTATAAAGATCTGGATGTCCTTCCACCTTTACTAACTTCATTATGCTAATCCTATTGAACGAATGTCTCTGATTCTTGGATATTTGTCCATTTTTGTAGAAGACATTACAATTTTAATTGCAAACCCTATGAATGGTCCTACGTTTGGTGCAGTATATTCATATTGTAAGAATTGATTTTGAACGCTTCCTGGGACATATTTGTCAGGCAGTCCGCTATTTTTAGATGGATCAATAACATCCATGAAACCGTCAGTATCTAAATCTGCTGTCAAATTATCATACCCAGGGAAAAGTTCAAATACTTGTAGTTGAGAATTACCCTCAGGTTTCAATAATGAATACATAACTCTAAAGTCTGCAGATTCATCTCTGTGTGCTGTAATATTAACTCTCAAAGTATTTGAAGGATGTTGCAATCTAACAGTTTTTGAAACATATATTGCTTCATGAGGATCTTCAGCAAATGATGATGTCCTCTTATCAGAAATATAATTTGATATTGGATTGTTAATTCTATGTTTCATGTACTCTGCAGAAGCAGAATCTAAAAATACCATTGGCGATAAATTATAATTTGAAGTAGCGAAACTTAATGCTAATGTATTAGATCTACTTCTTGGAATATCTGTAAGATATTGATTTGCATTGACTTTCGATGCTACCATTCTTAAGGAACTCATTTTATTTGGTTTGTTCAGTTCCACATAAACATATGGTTGATCGAGGAATGAAGTCTCAGATCCTCTTACACTTGTAGCACTTACAGTTCTTAACTGTGCATCTAAAGATACGGCAGTTCCTGGCATTATAGCACTTATCATTGGATTTACCGTGTCATAAACTACATTTTCGGATGCAGATGCTAAATTTCCACCAACATTCTTATGACTGTTGAAAGTTAGTGATCCAGCACCACTAATAGAACCATCACTACTTCTATTAGCACCAACTGATATTTGAGGTGTGAAAGTACTATCAGTAGAACCTGTTTGTAAGAAAATATAGTAGGAATCGATATCAATATCTGTATCCACAATATTATGTTTCTTATTTATTCTACGTAAAGAAACGCCAGCAATTTCATATTTTTGTATAAATGTGCGAATTGCATGAGGAACTGCGACAGTTCCATGAAGACCTCTATCAATTCCAGTAAGTTGTGTTGAACTTGCACCAGTGTAACTTATAATCTCACTACCAATGAGAATATATCCTGGATTTGTTGCACTAACATTGACACCTTCAAATTTGGTGAATTTACTAATATCTGATGCAAGAACATTCACACTTGCAGAGTCTCTTGTCATAATTGAGGTAGTTTTAACTCTAGGAGTATCAGGTGAGACATCTTTTAGTTCTACAATGTTATTTCCTGCATACATTCCATGATCAAAATGACGTATCTGGGCGTGCTTTCCATCATAATAATCTCCAAAATATTCTTCAGAACTTATTACATGAGTATTGCCAAGAGCAACTGTACTACCTCCATCATCATAATAAACCAAATCATCTAAACCAAATGAATTACCAGATACATTTGTTAGATATAGTGTATCTACAGTGCTACCATTACTTGTAACTGTAAAGAATGCATTTTCTCCACTAGGAACATTATTTGACCTGTAACACCTGATGTTACAATACCAACAACATCTCCAATAGCATAACCTCTTCCTGGATGTAAAGATGTTGCAGAAACAATAGTGCCACCACTATTTGCAGTTATTTCTAAAGTTAATCCAGATCCATGCCCAGTAATATTGAATGTACTTACTGTAGAAATACCTACAGTGTAATCTCTTCCACCAGTTTCAATGCCGATAGATGTTGCTTTACTTCCAACTTTTTCAACAAATCCAGTCACATATGTTTTTACGAGATCTTGAATTTTTCTTCCAGGAGTTAGTGCATTAATAACTGTAGTATTTGAAGTCGTGTCAATACCAACTTTTAATTTTCTTGGTAGAACAGTTATAGCATTATTCTGTACCAATCTTTCATAACTATTAGATCTTGTAAGATCACTATTTCCAAGATATGCAACACCCTCTGTTGAAGTAAACTCTGCCTTGTAGAGTTTGAATTTCATGTCTTCATATTGATCTGGTGTCCATGTAGATCCATTCTGAGATTTAAATAGACTTCCAATTGCAAACTGTTGTGTATATCTAACAGACTCGGCATCTGGTAGATTTGCAGTGCTTAATGTATTTTCACCCATTCTTGCAGTAAATACTGTGTATTCATCACTTTCAGGTGCCATGAGTACAATTGCATACTCAGTATTGGGTGGTAAAAATATTGGATATGGGAAAGTTACTCTAGTTGCAACAGATCCATCAGTAGATACATTATCTCTTAAAATAGTATTAGTTCCATTTACTGTATCTGTTGGTCTTAAAGTTACTGGATCACCAATAATTGTAAGAGTTGGAATTCCAAACTCAGTAGTTCTAACTTGAACTGTTATAGGGGCATTTCCAGAATCTACAGAAGCAAAGAATAAATCAACCCCAGTTAAGAATGCTCCATTTTCATCATCGTTAAATGAGTTCAGTCCTCTAGCAGTTCCAACTAAGAAAGTTTGTGCTAAGGGGTCATTATGCCTCTGTTGTTGAATAATATTATTAATATTGTTGGTTATTCTGTTAATTCTAGTTACATTAGTAATATTATTTGTAACAAACTCTTGAGTGATAAAGTTTTGTATAGGTTCAGGTGTCTGTATAGTTGATATAGATTCACCTCTAGTCGCTGTGAGAGTTTTTAGTCTAATATTATTAGTTGTACTTAAAGAAGCAGATAGTTCAGTAATTCTAATTGTATTTTGGAAAGTGTTTACAGTTCCTCTAGAAACATATGTTGATTCTGAAGAAGAAATATTTGTACTTCCAATAACTCCGTTTTCATTTTGAGGGGATGAAGATAATTTAAATGTCTTGGTTCCTGTAGGAACTCTTAATGGTGGTGGTGGTTGAGTATTTGGATCTCTAACAAAAAAGGTTCCAATTAGGTCACCATAATTATCAGTAACTAATCTTATTTCATCAACATATGCCGTAGCACCACTATCTGTTCCAATTAACAAGGCAGTTTCAATGAGATATCCACCATAAACTTCACCATTAGAATCATCGGACAATGATAAAGTATCAATATTTAATGTTGTAGAAGATTGACTATATCCTGAAGGAATTGTTTCACTCCTATTATAAGGATTTGTGTCATAAGTTTTATTTGGACTATTAAATGGTCCAGACTTATGGTTAGATTCCGCAAGTCTAAACGTCATGATTTCTACACCATCATTCCAAACAGATACTGTTTCCCCAGTTTGGAATGTTCCATTTGTTCCTGGATTATTTCTTTCAAGATCTTTTGTGACTTGAATTAGTTTTGGTGTAACATCAATATTTCCAAATCCATCTAGGAAGGGATAGTATCTTGTAAATGACTTTAAGTTTGAAGATGAGAACTCTGTGTTTCTCGAGCTCATAAACTGATCTGTCTCACTATCAATAAATGTTCTTTCTGTAGAAGATGCAGAATCACTATCACTAGAAGTAAATGTTTCTGATGGGAGTGAAGACTCCGACATACTTAAATTTAAGAATGTATCTCTAAATTCATTTTGACCTAACCCATGATTTCCTGCCGAAATTCCTCCACCAATATTATTTAAATCAAATCTTTCAGTGCTTACTTGACTTTCTAAATTTAATGCTAAAGAATGTCTTATCGTATTGTCGGATAGTTGAACTGTTCTTATCCAAGTATCTTCAAATGGATTTAGTCTAATGTCACCA